GATGGCAGTGTCTTTTGTGATTTAGTATTATTTTTTTTGATAATTACAAGGAATATATTTTTGGTTTTTATAATCGCCAAAACAAATTGTGCTAATTTTCTAAATCGAATTGTGTTAATTTAAAGTACATGCGCAAAAATACAAAAACAGCATTACAATAATATTGCAATGCTGTTTAAATAATGTTGCAGCTTGTGCTAAAGTATAAGTAAAACAATAGCCACCGTGCTGCCTGCGAAGCCTACAAACTTGAAGGTAAAAAACAGCCAATCACTTATCTTAATTGTATCGGATTGTGCTACTGTGCCGCGATACCAGAAGCCAAGCTTCATAAACCAGTTCCAGCAGGCATCGAACCAGAGCCATCGTACAAATGCAGCCCATATACTTATCCATAGCAGCCACCAGCTTAGTCCAAATATCCAAAATGCAATGTTAGCAATCACAAAAGCTTTGATAAAGGCATCCTGGGCGTGCCACAAGCGACTATAAAACTTGTGCTTGCTTATCATCTCAGCACGGGTTTCGGGCGATAGGTCGCTGCGCTTGCTGTTAGCGTAGTAGCTCTTGTCCTTGTGCGCCCATGTGTCGTGCAGGGCATCTGCTGCGAAGTAGGTAAGCAAAAAGACAAACAAGTAAATTATTATGAAAAGTTCAGGTGTCATAGCTGTTGGTTTTTAAGTAAATTCAAAATGTTCGCCATTTTTTACAATTACTGTTTGAAAGGGAAACCCGTCATCGGGTATTTGTTGTATTTGTTGCATCAGGTAGTCGCTGCCTGTAAAGATTATGCCTTTTTCGCCTACGTGTGTTATCTGAAGGGTCATCACATTACCGGATTTGTTTTTGGGGTATTGCGATACTTCAATTTTATACGCATTGACTATTATTGTGCTGTTAAGCACTTTCATCATCTTTATTTTGTCGCCTATAAATACGTTAGCAACGGGTTTTACCTCAAAGTCTTTAAACGCTTTCATTGGCAAAATAAGCAGTTATTTCGTCTTTAATTGCTTTGCGCTCGTTGATGAAGTTGATGTAAGGCTGCATGTAGCTTACGGGTAAAATACCTTCTTTTGCTGCATTGTAATCGTTGATTAACTTAGCTTCGGCGGTGGATGGCCAAATTGATGTGATTACCGCTTCGGTTACGGTTTCGCGAGTTGGCTTATTCCACACCAGCACTTCGTAGCATTTCCATGCTGTGGTTTCTTCGCCTTCGGGATTCTCTCGTGTAACTTGTTCTATCGCATACCTGTACAGGTGTGAACCATTTCCAACCGCTTCGAGTTTGGCTGGCTGCTGATCATATTCTACTTTTTTCATCGGTATAGGGTTTTTAATAAATGTTTACTGTTGCAATGTTTAGCCCACCCCTCATAGCTGCATGTTTGTGCTTTAAATTCGGATGAGCTAATATCTTTTTTGTTTAGTTTAGAAACTTTACGGGCAAAACTTTGCTTTATTCTTTTGCGAAGCATAATGTGTGTATGCCTGAATACATATCCTACAAAGTCAATCCCGCGTGCTTCAACAGGGAATACCTGATAATTATCTTTTACTTCAAGTTTTAAATGTGTATTGAGATAATGCTCGATTTTTTTAAAGAAATCGTGCAGATACGCTTTATCTTTATGCAGGATAACTATGTCATCGGCATAACGATAGTAATATTTAGCGCCTAAATCTTCTTTTAAATAGTGATCGAAATAGGTAAGGTATATGTTTGCAAAAAACTGCGACAAATAATTGCCGATAGGCACTCCGGGTGCTGATGCAATTATTTCATCGAGTAGCTTAAGTAGCTTTACATCTTTAATTTTACGCCTTACTAATTGCTTTAAAATGTCGTGATCAATTGAAGGATAAAACTTTTTGATGTCAAGTTTTAAACAATATTGTGTGTTTTCAATGTCTTTTAAATCGCTTTTTAATTTTTTAAACACTCCATGTATCCCTTTGCCTTTAATGCAGGAATAGGTGTCGCGTGTAAAAATATTTGTCCATATCGGCTCCATAACGTTCATAATAGCGTGATGTACGATGCGATCAGGATAATAGGGCAGCCTGTAGATGGTTCGTTTTTTTCCGGCATCTGTAACCATCGAAAAAATATGGTATTTTGAGGTTTTATACGCACCTTCTTCAAGAAGATTTTGCAGCTTGTAAATATTAGCATCTCTGTTATTGTCGTGCCTCTTAACGCCATAGCTGCGCATCTTGCCCTTTCGAGCTTGCTCGTCTGCATGCCTTAAGTTTTCGAGGCTTACAATTTTTCCGTACAGATTACCAATTCTTTTCATCTTACCATATTTGCTATTCAAACTCAGAGCCTTCGCCTTGTGAGGCTACCAACACTGTTTATTTGAACATGTTATTTTTTGCCAAGAGGCAAGGTCTTACTTTCTGTAAAAAAATAGCATTGCTGAGACCCGATATTCGCATTCGTATTCGAGGGCGAATTATTCGAATTCGAGTAACTGAAGCCTGCATTCGCGCCATTATTCGCATTGCCGCTGAACAGGAGAGTAGAAAGTAACAACCCATTATCTAAAGAACTTTTTTAAAAAATCACCCGCGTGCGGCCTGCTTAGGCAGGCAGAAAGCAAAGCCGAGACCCGATCTTCGCAGACGTATCCGAGGGCGAATTATTCGAATGCGAGCAACCGAAGCCCGCATTCGCGCCAGTATTCGCATTGCCGCCGACCAGGAGAGTTCTTAAGGATTCACCTGTTGCAGGTAGCGATGTGTAGTTATAGTCGCACCAATAGGTTGATGAGCCGCCGCCAACTGCAATAAGTGGTGCAATTTCACCCGGAACCATCTCTTTAATGTAGCCATTTACGCGTGCTAATTCTCCCTTAAGGTCGTAATTAGTGTAGTTGCTATCATTCCAATCGGCAGGGTCAGCAGCAACGTACAGCTTGCTGGTTGGGTCTGCATCAGTATCAGCTCCAATTCTTACATTTTGGCCGTCTGGATTTTTCCAAATATGTCCAAATGGCAGCTCAACACCTCTGTAGCGGTTTACTTTAGTTACTAATCCTTCGGCACTGTTATAACCATCAGGCATTGTAAAATCTACCTCGCCTGTGCCGCTTGCAAGAGTATTGCTGTATCCGCAAGTGATAAAAGGATAATAGCTATTCCAATTATTCCAATGGGTTGCGTTCAAATTGCTAACCCCATCGCCTAAGCCCCCTTGCTTGTAGCCATTTACATCAAGGGCTGCATTCACAGCTTTTTGTGAGTTAAGTGTGTTATACTCAACAACAAAGAGCCAAGTCAGCTTCCAATGCGCGAAATAATTGTACATCTCCCATCCTGCGCCTCTGTTGCGTGCGTAGGTGCGGAAATTGGTGCGAGAAAGTTGTGTTGCAGGCATTCCTAACAAGCTACGATCTTCGGCATCCCAAGCGTCATTGTTGTTGCCACCTCTGTAGGCTGCTGTTGAATTCACAACAGAGCTTAGGTAGTTGTCGGCACGCCTCACAGATGCTTCAAGGGCACTTACATACTGACCCGGAGATAGTGAGAAGCCCGGAAGTTCAAATTGGCTAATTTTCATCCGCCATTTAGTGCCTTCAGTTTCAAATGCATAATAAAATGCAGGCAGCCACACCATCACCTGTCCATCAGTGCCATCAAGGTTGCTGTCGCCACCTGTTAGCTTCTTCGTCCAATCAGAAGGGTTAAGCCTATAGTTTTCAACGCCATTATCAGCAAGCAGACAGGCGTACATCAAATTATGGATAGGCAGTTCGCGGTGCAGGTCGCTATTTCCTATGCGGGTAAGATCAGGGGATGATACCGTGGTATCACCTTCCACCCCATACCAAAGTGGATAACTACCAGCAGTTACCACAAGTGCTTCAACTGCATCCTTATCCGCAGCAACAGCAACGCGGTCAGCAGCAGTTGCAACGCGGTCAGCAGCGGTGGCTGTACGATCAGCAGCAGTAGCCGCTTCCAAATCAGCCTGTATCTGTGTAACGGCAGACTTCTTTAATAATTCAAATTGTTGAGCGCTCATTTTTTATCAGTTTTAATTCGTTACTAATTCAATTGTTACAGCATCGTATCCGGTTGTGCTTTCGCTCACAATTAGGTTTTCGCCTATTGCAACCAACACGCCTTCGGTATCGTCGCTTACATATTGTATAAAATTTGAAAGCCTGTTGGCAGCACTTTCCACAAAGCTCATATTATCAGCCACTTCGTCAATGTTAGCTTTATTAGCATTTACTTCATTGATATTCGTTTCGTTAGCCGCAACAGCATCAATGTTGGTTTTGTTAGTAGCAACATTATCAATGTTAGCCTGGTTAGCCACAGCAGCATTAATGTTAGCTTCGTTAGCAACAGCAGCATCAATGTTCGTTTTATTGGCATTTACAGCATTGATATTTGCTTCATTAGCTGCTACGGCATTCAAATTAGCGATATTGCCAGCTACTTCATTCACATCAGCGATATTGTCGCTAACGGTTTTAATCTTACTGCTTGCACCTAAATCGAGATCAGTGGCAACAGTGTTAACATCAGCTACATTGCTTGCAACAGTATTCACATTCGCAATTGCATCGCTCACGGTTGTGATAGCTACCAGGGCAGCTTCAACGGTTGTAACATAATCCAGGTTGCTGTTAAGGTTTACGATAGCAGCCAGCTCGGCATGTAAGGCAAGCAGCTGCGTGCGTATGTCATACAAGGCATTGATGGGGATGGTGTCGCCTGCAACAGTGTCGATGTTGGTGAGATCGGCATATATTGTATCAATTTCAGTTAGCCTGGCATTGAGGGCATCAAATTGTTCGGTGCGGTCAAGAATGGGTTGCAAGGCCTCACGAGCTGTTTCAATTGCCTCATAGATGCTTTCATAAAGGTCTTTGAGCAGCTCATTCATGCGTTCGCCTTTTGTAAGCAGATCGGTGCCTACATATTCATCCAATTTCTCATAAAAAGCTATTTTGTCGAGTGCCATATCTGTAATTATTATAAGGTTGCTAATACTGTTTTGATTGTAAAGTTGCCAGGACGCACCTGGAACAACACTAATTCGTTGTTAACGGTGTAGGCAACATTGCTGTCGTCTTTAAAATTCGTATAGGTGCCGTTTGTGTTTGCCAGGTATGCTGTTTTTAGAACAGGAACCCCCGGATCGGTAGAAGGCACTGCCATGCCTGCAAGTACATATTCATCCTCCAGCACAGCAATAATTGCTTCAATAATATCCAGCCTGTCTTCATGATCTGTTACGATAGGTTCAATGATGTCCAAACGGCCATCCAAAGCTTGATCTGCTGACTGCCTTGCTGTAGCTTCGTCATATATTGCTAAATTCCTGGCTGATGTTTCGTTTGCAATAAGTTGTTCAATGCTTTCGTAAAGGTCTTTGAGCAGTGTGTTTAAAGTATCACCGCGCAAATCGAGGCTGTTGCCTACGTTTGTGTCGAGTGCTGCAAATACTTCTGTTTTTGTCAATGGCATAGCTTTATACTTTTATTTCAATAAATTGTCCTTCTAACTGATTCATCCGGTCGTGATAACTCACGCCATTTTCGAGCAGGCGTTTGGCGCTTGGCACTGCATCGGCATCACTTATGATAATGCGCATATCTGCCTTTGCATCGGCAATAAGGGCATGATAGTTTGATCGGGTTTGGCTGGTAAGCGCTTTAATAATATTTGCCCGGTGCTCGTTGAGCGGTAAGTAGGTACTTCCGCCTATTCTGCGCCATCCGCCTGGCTGAAAGTAATTATCGAGTAGTATAGCACCCCTGTAAACATTGCGCAGGTTGTTTATCTCGGAGCCATGCACAACAATCAGGTCTTTTTCAAAGTCTTCCAGGTAAGCGCTGTTATTGCTTACTGTAATTTCATTATCGTTTTCGTATTCGTTGCCTTCTTCATCATATACCTGCACTTGCACGTCTGTCCAAATTGATGCGCTTACATCTGTATCAGTTGTAACGGGCACAAATAGCCTTATTTCGAATTGTCCGGCCAGCTCAATGTCGTCAGTGAGCAGGTCAAATGTTCTCAATTTTTTAGTGTAATCCTGATAATCGGTATTGCAACTAATATTATCAAACAGTATAACGCCGTTTTCGGCACGGGCGCCTAATCTTAGGTTTGTTGGTGTGGATGTCCAGGTAAGGTATAAGCCATCGTCGCCGCCTACTGCATAAGTAAGGTATCTGTCAGCTGATGATCCGGTCAATTTGATACGGACATACATTTGTGCCAATGCTGATTCGTCGATGCCTATAATGCCATATTTGAACGCAATCCTTAACTTCTCAAGGCTATTCATATAATAATAGCTTGTTTGGCTTAGGTGCATATCGTACAATGCTGATCTGCCAGGCAGATAGGCATAATGCACTACTTCTTTGTTTTCGCGCTTTTTTACCGCAAAACCAGCCGGAACAAGGCCTGTTTGTGTCCAGTCGGTTAAGCTATTGGTAAATTGACCGTTTACCACTAAATTTTCAACCAAGCCCTGATCCTCACTAATTACATAATTGCGATAACCCCTGATAAGCTCTAAACTTAAGCGGCTTTCGAACCAGTAATCTGCCCTTAGCAAATAGCGATATTGTGTGTCGGTTCCGGCTATCCTTGCTCTAAAATCACCTGCGCGATAGTCGCCGGTGCGAAAGTCGTCGATCAAACTGGACGGAATAGTAACTACTATTTCATCACTTCCCAGGGTGCTGTAAGCTATTATATACCACAGAGCCTCACGCTGAAATACACGGCATCCAAATAGCAGGCTATCCAGTATATCATAACAGCTTTTGCCTTCGAGGTAGTCAACATTAACCAGCGAATCAAGATAATGCTCTCCTTTGTCGGCTTCCCAGTTAATTGCGTGTAAAACGGGTAATTCTAAATGAGTTACTTTTTCAAGAATATGACTAACAACTTCCGCAATTGTTTGATATTCTGCAATCCAGCCTGAAGCTTTTTCTAAAGGTATATCTTTTAAACCAGTTAGCATGTCGGTTGCCATAAATTCAACTGCAACAGCCACGCCATCAGCTGATCGTTCTTCTTCCCAGGTGTCGCCTACTAAAAAACCGCGCCAAATTTCATTTCCGTCTTTATAAATTTGTAAGCGATTTTTAAACTTATCGCTGTCGAACAGATCCGCAAACTCGCCTTCAGCTTCCTGATAAAAGCGAACGGTTGCTGTGCTTCCGTATAGAGTAGGCAGCTCCTGTCCGGCATTGTCGCCCCAGGCTATTGTAAGCGGGTTGCTTTGCCCGTCGCGTTCTACAAAATCACCTGTATATCCGTCCTGCCACACCTCAATTGTTGTGAGTGCTTCGTTTATGTCGCGGTAATGTATTTCGAGCCTTTTTGCGTACATAACTAAGTTCTTAATGCCATTTTTCGATCTACTTTTTTGAGCAAGATTCTGAGCGTTTCGCCACTTATTTCGATGCCGCTTTGTTCGAGCTGTACATTAACAGATCCGCCAGCATAGGATGCACGCTGGTTGAAGCTGTGACGGGGATCGTCGCGCCTTAGCACTTCCTCACCGCTATTGGCACGTATCAGCATTTTGTCGCCTGTAAAGCTGCCACCTGGCACAATGCCGCCTGTTGCAAACTTGGGTATGCTGCTAAAAATGCTCACCACTGCCGCCACAGCACCCAGCATTGCAATTAGGTTAGCCGGAAAAGGCAACTTCGACGCTCCGGCTGCCGCACCTGCCATCGCCTCGCTTTGCTTTGCGCCCACAACTGCCATGCTGCTTGCCTGTTGTGCGCCTGTGAGTGCCGCAATTTGTGTAATGAGTTGTGGTATCTGATCAAATAGGGTTCCCACAAAACCCATCCATCCGCTTGATGCTCCGCCAATTGCTTGTGCAATAACGTTAAAGCTTCCAGCAGCCGATTGGCTAAGCTCTGCAAAACTTCCTGCAAGTGATTCATTTTCATTTTTTACGGTGTCATATTCAGTTACTATATTGCTTGCAAATGCTCCCTGATCTACCGTGGTGGGTGCAATGCTTGTCATGCTTGGGAGTGGTACATTGCCTTTGCGGGCGGCCATGCCGTCTTGCATACCTTTTGCATATATTCGGCCTGCTGCTTCACCAGCTTCGGCCACAGCACCCATGTCGAGCTTTATTGGATCAAGATAAGTTTTTGCAACTTCTTTATTCCAATTATTTTTAAGATTGTTTACTGCATCTGCTGTTCCTTCTTTTAAAGTATCAACTGAATCAGTAAACATTTTTTCAAACATACCTGGTATGTTGCTAAAATCACCATTTATAATGGCAACTACTATTTTACCAAGTGTTTTGAAATTATCAATTACGGTTTTGAAAAATGCAAATGCAGCTATTTTGATGGTGTCAAACATTACTCCAATTCTTCCAACAGCTTTTCTTACATCTTCACTTTCGTTGTAAAGCCTTATAAACTTATTGATTATATCGACACTGTACTGTATCGCATCAACAGCAAAGTCCATAAATGCTGTTTTGATGTTTGTAATTACAGTATTCCAACCACCAAATACCTGTGCCCCAATTTCATTAAACTTTGCCATGCTCTCAGCATATTTCATATTAGCCGCAGCAGCTCCACCAGCATTAAGGATAACCTGCCTCATATCAGTATTTACATCATCCAGTGCAAACACAAATTGAAGCGCATCCTCTCCGGGACCGCCAAATATATCTGCCAAGGCTGTTCCTACTGCTGCCGATTCGGGTGGAAGGTTCTGAAGCTTTGCACTAACTTGTTGCATCGCCTCAAACATGGTTATTGTGCCGGTTTTAATGCCTTGCTCAATCGCTGTTGAGCTTAAGCCAATGCCGTCAATAGCTTCACGGGTGGCTTTTGTCATTTCACGAAGCCTAATACTACCTTCCTTTATCGTATCAGCGGCTTTATCATCAAACACACCCATTTTGTTGCTTTCAGCAATTATTGCAACCATTTCAGATGCTTGCAATCCTGCCTCCTTAAAATGGATGCTATATTCTTCTAATTGCTTCAGAAAGTCACCATTTGCATTTGCAGCACTGGCAAGCCCTGCATTCATTATATTGAAAGCCGCTTTTGAGTTTTCGCCAAAAGTTACCATCAGCTGATTGATGCCGCTGATACTATCTTTCATATCAACTCCATACACATCTGATAAGGCTGTGGCTTGTCCAGTAACAGCATTTAAAGCAGCACCCTGCAAACCCATAAGCTTTTCAACTTCGCCCCTGGCAGTGCTCATCTTTTTTGCATACTCCCCAACTGCCCTGGCTGCGTCCATAATCTTGTCAGCAGCAAACAAAGCGCCTGCCGCTATGGCTGCGCCTTTTAGCATGCCTTTAAGGCCACCCACCTGTTTGCTCATCTGGTCGGTTTTGCCTTTAAAATCAAGGATGTATGTGTACTTTTTGTCAGCCATTTTATTTCCACTTTTCGGCCAGCTTTCTGAAACGGTCTTCTGTGCTGGGTATTATTTTTTTTGCTTTTTCCTGCTTTATCACTTCATCGCCGGGCAGTGGTAGCAGGTCCATCACGCTCAGCTGTTTCTTCCCTTGTGGCGGGCACATGGTTCGCCAAACTTGCCATCGTGCCACATTCCAGGCCAGCTGCTCGCTGTGCTCTGCTTCAGCTTTGATCCGGTTGCGGAAGACTTCGTAAGCATCTGCAAACTGATCGGGGGTGAGCATAAGAAACGACTCAACGCTCATGCCCATCTCCCCTACAGCTATGCTCAACTGCTCATCAAAGCTGATTAGCCTTCCTTTGCTTCCCCCACGTATATGGGTATTTCGGCTTCAGCTTGCTTCTTTGCAGCTTCCAGGCGGCCAAACACTTCAAATATCGTTTCGTCTGTTTCATCTACAAACTGATCAAAACTGGCATCAAAAGGCATACTTGCCCGTTTGGCGCAGTCTTTCAGCTGAAAGTAGATAAATGCCATCATAGCATCCTGCCGGCCTTGTGCCATCATATCAGGCGTGTATCCAGCTGCTGATGTGTCGAATATGCCGCGATTGGTGCGATAAAAGGGATATTTTGCATTACGAAAAAGAACGGTTATTTGTGCTTTCATTGTGTTATGTTATTTCGAGGTTATTGGAATAGCCAGCCGGTTGCCCGGCTGACTATTTATATTTGTTGCAAACCTAAATGCGGTAATTCCTTGTTTTTATCTTATT